TTAAACTTCTATTTCTGTATAAGGCAACGTTGGCGCTGCTCCAACAATGCGGCCATTTTCAACGTATGCCGCACCTGATTCAACGTTATCACCTAACACAACACTCTGACTACTGTCGCTATATTGAACTAACGTGGTGCCGTTAGAGTTTACTGTAACCACTGTCACTATAGTACGTTGCGATTTATCCAGGACTGAGCCTAGGCGGTTGAGTGTATTAGACATTGCTGATCACCTTAATAGTTTGGCTAACTGTGATAGCGCCTGAGTCGCTAATACTTGCGCTTATATCCATATTGTCGCACGTTGCTTTGTAGGTAGAACTGGCATATGTAACACCTACTAACATGCCTGGTCTAATTGGTGGTAGGTCGTTTAGTAACTTTGTGCGTATAGTGCTTTGCTGTTTATTGCCACTGTTGGCAAGTTCATATGAGCCGCGCTGCCTTGCTGCTTGATTGTCTGTTATTAATGAGTCAACTACGTCACTTGCAAACTGATCGCCTAGTGTCCCCGCACGTTTGATTTTACACGCTACGCCTTGCTGCTCACCGCGAACAAATACCGCGTTATGCGTTTGGTTAATTGTTTGACTTGTATTGTGCTCAAGTATTATTGAGTCGTTTAGTATTACATCACAAATAGCGTTTTCAGTATCCCAAGGCATAACAGGCCAAGCGGGTATAACAGAGACCGTTTTGCTAGCGCTGTCTATGTCAAGCATTGCCCCTACCGACTTAGCCACACTTAAAAGTGCAGCTGCGGGGGTTAAATCAGTATACGTAAATGCACCCGTTGGTATTGGGTAATCTATCATTTTATTATCAAGCGACCAGCCTGTATTTACTAAAATATCAGACATGATCCCCGCTAACGTTTTAGCCGTTGGGTTGGCGTAATTTGTAGCACGCGCATAGGGGGCTGATAAGAGCGCAAAGCGTCCACGACAGCTTGCACTATAACTTGAATTTGCAAAGCGATTGGCAGTGCTAGGCTGCTCACAAATAACATAAAAATCGTAGCCGTTTATTGAGATTTTTAGCTCTTGGCCCAGGGCGCGTTCAAAGTCGATACGAGAACAAAACTTAAGGCTACCCGTAGCACTAAACTGGCTGCGAGATACTGAGTAATTTACGCTACTGATTAGTATTTTTACGTCGTCTGAAACACGCACGCAATTAATAGTTGGCTGCATAATATATGTATTCCTAATTTGTGGCTCTATAGGTATTTTTCTGTCTATTGTTGGTACGTCATCACCACCGCGAACTAAGCCACCGGGCAAGCCCCAATAACACACTTTATCAGGTGCATTGAAGCGCATTTTTATAGAACCTGTTCGGGCTTGGTATGGAGCGTTGAAGTCTAGCTTTACATAGCCTTTAAATGGGTGATTTCGCCAATAACATATGTATTCTTTGTCTGTTTGGCCGTAGTAAATAACAAAGTCTTGTTGGTTTAAATCAGGATTTACCCGCCAATCAAACTGCCATGAAGCTTCATTAATAGGGCCTGTTTTCCACGGTATTAAAAGTGTGTTTTGCTCAACATCTAAGTTGTTTAACCATGGCATTAAATTTTGATTTTCTTCAATTTGTGCATTAGGTTTAAACGTTAGTTCAACAGTGTTTGAAACGTTAAATCCCGTTCGCCAAACAGCATTTAGTTCTGTTTTTTCAGTGTCGTTTTCAGACCATGCATTATTAAAGTTAACCTCATAACCTAAACCGCTGTTGTAACCAAAAATAATTGATGCACCAATGCTAATTGATGTCCATTGGAGCGTTTTTTGCTGCTCTTTTGCTGATGGGCTATACCAGTTTATTTGGCAATCAACAGCCACCTCTTTAGACTCAGGTTCAACATAATCAATGTTAAACCTGAGCTTTATTGGTGACGTTGTTGCTTCATTTGAGTATCGCTGTTTAAACCTAATTTCAATCATTGAGATAAGTCTGCTATTTCTGCAATCACTCCGTCCAAAATAGCGCCCGTATAAGCTAAATCATCGTCAAGTATTAAGCATGTTAATAATGGGTCAATGCCGTACTTAGCAGGCAGCGTTAACGAGATAAATGGTTGGTCAACTTTCCCGTAATAAAGCCGTTTAGCGCTGTTCCTATCAAGAATAATTAAGCGCTCAGCATCAGGGTCTAAATCTATGTTTAACTTTGCAGCGGGAATGGCTGTTAAACCTGTTTTTACAGTGGTGGTTTTAAGTACGTTTTCAGATGTAAAACTATCAATAGTTACATCAATAAAGTTTAAGCCGGTAGCTGTATCTCCAACATCCTTATAATATATTTGTATTGCTTCAACATCTTGACGTGGTGAATACTCATGCTCAGTCCAATTCCCGTCTGAATACTCAGTGTAATCCCGGCGATCACCGTTTTTTAGTATTTCAATACAGCGACATCGTGATGAAGTACCGCCAACAGGTATGAATTTATAAATCCGAAAACTTTCAACATAGATTGGTAAAGTAGTCCTTGTTCCTGCATTTTCGTAGTAACCCGTACCACTGCCATTGTAATAAATGAACCCGTACGGCTCAAAATCTCCACTATATAAATTAGTCATCCCATACCTCAATATTTAAAATTAGCCGGTTAGCAGCCTTATTTACTGTTTTAAGTAATAGGTAGTTGTCACCATAGTTAACTGTCGCAGGCCAATGCATGTTTTCAGGATGGCCAACCAAGGTGCTATTTAAGCCCGGCAGTGAGCCTCTAACTGCTGGCGAAACGGCGCTCTCTATAATAAGATTGCCATCTCTATCCGCTCCACTAAAATACTCTTTGTGAAATAGGTATATTTTGGTAAGTGTATTTGACGGAATTGTATTTTTGGTTGGTATAGGAATTTCAGTTCTAAAAGCTAGCTCATGCGGTACATAAAGAGAAAATTCAGCACCTCCGTCTACATCATAAATTTTTGCACCTTTAAACTCAGCCTGTGAGGCATTATTAAGAAACATAATATTTGTTCCGTATGCTGAATTATAGGTTGAACTTTCTAAATTAGAATCTTCAGATATAAACGCGCAAATGGCTACAAAATTAGCTGAATCTCCAGTGATAGCGTTTGATAAATCTCCCACAAAAAAAACCAGTCTGATGATAAGTGTTTGGCATGCTATAACTGCCCGAATAACAGGAAAAGAAATAAAATGCTTTGTCCGTTCCAACAATTACCCAGCTAGTGTTTCTATCTTTAAATACTTTAAACGCCTGTTTCCAACCAGCTTTTTCTAAATTGTTCGCATCAATAAGGTTTTGCGCAGACTGAACTCTAACACCTTTATTATCATTAACCCCTGTGGTGCTACTAAACACCACTGAATGACCAGTGCCACGGTTTTTATATGAGCAAGTAAGTGGTTCATCAAGCCCTTTGATCCACCCAAGCGGTTGCTTTGAGCCATAACCCGTTACTAGGCACTTTTCAATAATGTTAATCAGTTCGCTGTAATTACCATTAACAACTTGCGGTGCGCCGGGGTCATCCCATCTATAAACTGTTGGTGTTTGAGCCATTATTTAATCCTTATTACCACGAAAACTTAGAGTTGAGTTGTCACGCGTTATTTCTGAATGTCCTGGTGAAACTGAGCGGGTTAGCATTGTTGGCTTACTCGCTGCAAGCGTTTCAAATAAGAACGCTTCACCGGGGTTTAAGCCTGCGCCAAAGGACTCTTTACGTAATATGAAATACGGAGCTCCTGCAAAGCTGTTAATAGGCGTACAGTCGTTTAATGTGTCACCGCTGTATATGTTCCCCACTGATTCACCAATCACGTTGTAAGCAGTTGTTGATGTAAAAACAATGGCCCAACGCTGGGCTATTGCGCCTATATTTGTAAGCTCAATGGGGTATTGAACAGTATTAATAGCGCTTGATGCAGGCGCGCCAAAATCAGCAAAATTGTTTTGCCAAGCTGCAAGTGTGCGCTCGTCTTTACTTTGCGCCTGAAAGTCACCTAGCACCTGTACGCTGCTTATTGTTGCACCTGCTGGGTATGCACGTTTAAGCGGTGTTAACAGGCTTAATATGTTACCGCTAATGCCACTAATAGTAACCAACTCAGATTGAATAGCCGTGATTATAAATGGCGGGCTAAACGCACTCACACCGGCATTTATTGTTACCTCACCTGTGCTTTTGTCATAGCTGTAATTTGCATCTGTAGCAGACCACAAGCTTGCACCTTGCGCATCAGCTATATCTACAAAATTAGCATCTTTTATTACACTAATAACTTGGCCACTAGTTAATCCCTGCTGCTGAGTTCGCTCTCTATTTTGAACGCTGACTTGCCCAAATTTATGAAATATATTAACAACACCACCGCTAGGTAATGTTGACGTATCAAAGCCACCCTCTGGTGAAGGTACTGTAACTTGCGCTACCTCGTTATAGTCGTAGCGTATTGATTCTGGTTTTACATCGACTGTAAAGGTTATATCAACATAACCTGTGGCGCTCACTTCACCTGTAGCGCTAGTGCCTGTTATTGCACCGCCTAAATCGCTAGATGCACTGAATGTGGTGCCGTCTGTTGTTGTATAAGTGATATAAAGTGAATCTCTAGCAAAAGAGCTGTTAGGCAATTGCCATTGTTTGCTGCGCGTTTTCCTATCGCCTTTGATAATTGTAACCCCAAGGTTATCATCAACTGTGCCGCTGTAATCAACGCCGTCAATATCTGTAATAATCCCGGTTTCATAATCAATCGTTGCAAAAACATAGCCATTGGCAATAAAGCGGCCTTGTTTATCATCGGTAAAAATTTTTGTTTCATCTGTTTTTCTAAGTCGTGAATAACCGGGTAAAACAGTCTCACCTGCTGCAAGTGTTACGTTTTGGTTTGCTGCAAATGAATGGAATCTAAAGTCATCTTTACTAAAGTAATTGAGTGTAAAATATTGGTCTTTAGTTACAGCTGAATTTCTATCAAGTATTACGGATACCGTATTGCCATTGAGTGAAAGTTCAGATTGCTTTAAATCAATAGTAACAACCTTATAAATAAAGCGCTCGTAAGGCTGACCAGAAGGAGGAAAGTAAAGCTCTTTTGTATATTTATAGCTTTGGTAACTGGCATTAAATACTGGTGAATCTATTAGTAAGTCGGGTATTTCAATGTATATTTCAGTTATATCACCGTAACTAAGTACACGGGCGGTTTTAAAACCCACTTCACTATCAGGACTTAAATTAAGCGCTTGTGTGACAGTTTTGACACTTGGCGTTAATGATCGACTTCTTTCTGCAACTCTTAGCGTTTGGCTATCTGCTTCAACACTTTCGATTAATAAGCTTGTTCCGTGATACTTAGTGCTGGCCAGTGATAAATAAGGCAGCATTTCTGCAACTGTATCAGTGTCTTTTAATTCAGCAGCTTCAACAATCAATACATTTACAAGCGCATCATCTGGCTGGTCGCTTAGAAATATGTGCGCGTCCTGCAGTCGGCTTGCATCATCAGTGCTTAGCGCTGGGTAAAGCTTCACTAAGTCAAATGATGACCGAGCATGATCAATATCACTGATTGAGCTAAACACATCGTTAAGCTTGCCGCTCACAATCGCGTTGTTTGTGCGGTGACCGCCTGCGTGTAGCTCGTTGCCTATGCGTTGTGGTTTCAATATTTTTAAATCTGTTCTTTGCATTATCGGGCCTTTAAACAGTTTTTAAACGTAGGTTTACGTTTTGAAAATAGGTAGGTGCTGAGTCTGAAAAATGCGTATGCGGTGTACCCTCTACCGGCTTTTGGCTGTGGTCCCACACCACAGTAAATGCAGTGCCGCGTATTGTTATTTCAAACTGAGTTAGCGTTGTGCTGGCGTGTTCAAATAACGGGTTAAACACGCTGGCCGCCTCAAAATTACTGTATAAATTGATTGAGCGACCAGCGGGTATAATCGTTTTTTCTATATGCTGCGCACCATTTAGGGCACGTTCTGACTGCTCAGAAACGGCTATGTAGTCTAGCTCGTCCAACCAAACAAAGTTATCTAATTGCTGTTCGTTAATTACTATCATTGTGTATTACTCAGTTGCTCTAATGTTTGCAAAAAGCGCTCTTCAAACTCACCGTAAATAAGCTGCTTATCAGGTAGCGCAAGCTCTAAGCGCACGGTTTTAAGTGTGTTACTGCTGCTAGTACCCGCAACTGGTTGAGCTTTTAAAGCTGCTGTTAGCTCTTTTACTACTGCGGCTAAGCTGTTTAAAGCGCTGTTAGAGGCTGAATTAGACACACTATTAGATTGCGCATACGTTGGGGTTTGCTGGGTATACGTTTGTGTGGGTGCATAGCTAGGCGTGTAAGCCTGTGTTTGACTTACTTTATTGCTTGGCTTTAACGCTTCACGTCGAGCTTTAATAGCATCGTTAATTATTTTTTTATTTTCAGTGCCTAACTTGCTCAACTGCTGGTTAAGCTCTTTATATATTTTATCTAAGTCGGTATTACTTTTTGCTGAGGATACCCTACTTTGGTATTTTTCAAAGTGGGCAGATTCATAACCGGCTCTTTGCCTTTCGTTCCGCTCGGCTCTAATCTCTGGCGAGTCTAAATCATAAGGACTTCGCCCATTTTCTTCCTGATAATCAACTATAGTGCTAACGCTTGCGCGTGACGTTTGGCTTCGTTGACTGTAGTAACTTTGAGCGCTTTGTGATGCATTTTGGTATGAGCGAGATACATTATCTAATTGTCCTATTTGCTCACGTAGGCTTTTAGTTGCAGAGTCACTTGCCTTGGCTTGTTCTTTAGTTGCTTGAGTACCTGCTTTGGTTGATGTTGTTGCGGCATCTTGTGCGTTTTTAAAGTCACCTAATAAGTTATTTACAACGGCTAGTACATCACTTAAACGCTCTTTTTGGTAATTGTATTCTTGAGCCGTTAACGCGCCCGATTGATAACGACTATTTAACCGCTCAAGCTCTGCGGTTACATTACTTTGTTGGCGCTGTAATTCGCCTAGGCTTGCAAGTTCTAACTGCTGCACTCGGGTTAAATCGTTTGTTTGATCAGCTAAGCGTTGTTGCTGAATAGTAAGTGCTGCTTGGGCTTGGGCTTTTTGCTCAGCGGTAGCAGTGCTGCTTGCCATTACTTGCTGATTAGTAATAATTGCTGAGCGGGTTTGTTCAAGTTCACGAGCAAAGCGATTTACTGCGTCGCTGTTAGTGTCTGTTACTGGCTTAAGTGCATTCGCTTTTTCAATAAGCTTGTCTAGCTCTTCGGTAAGCCCAAGCGCGGCAGCTGCGGCTTCAATACTTGAGGGCACAGTTTGATCAGTTGCATCAGCGGCTTTTATTGCCGCTTCTGCCCACTTTAAATACGCTTGGCGCTGTATCGCTAAAGGTTGCTCAGACTCTTGCATTAACTCATACGCGGCACGTAGCTTATTAGCGGTATCGTCCAGCGCTTTAACTGAGGTTAAACCCAATGCTTCGTAAGCTTTACCCACATCACCTGCAAATATTTTTTGGCGCTCTAATAGCTCGCCATGCTCAGTAAACTTAACTTTTAGTGCATCTAATACAACTAATTGGCCCTGGTATTGTTCACCGGCGGCAATAATAGCAGTACGGGCCGATTCAATACTTTGTAAAAAGCCGTCAACGCCTACTGTTACACCGTCAAGCGCGGTGGCTTGCTGTTGTAATGACTCAATGGTTTTAATTGCTTCGGGTAGTGTTAGGCTTAAAAACGCCTGGCGTTCTTTTTCTGCTGCTAGGGTTTTAGCTGTGGACTCAGCTAACTTTTGTTGCTGGTACTCAATATTTACATAACGGTTGGTTACGTCATCCCATACAAGGGTGCCTGCCTCTATCAACGCGTCCAGCTCGGCCATGTTAGTAATAACTAAGCCGGTTGAGTCAGATAATGATTTTAATTCATCGGTGAGTAACTGGGCTTGTTGCGCTGATTGCTGTTGTGACTTGCGTAGCGCCTCTTCGGCTACGAGTAAGTCTTTGTATAAAAAACCAACCTCAATTAATTCGCTAATTAACCAGGTATATAACCCCGCTTTAGCAACTGTTTTAAGGGCAGTGCTCCATTTTGCAGCGGCTATACCTGCGGCGTTAGTGGCTACAGTGGTGGCACCAATGGCCGCTGTATAGGTTCTAAGTGAGGCAATGGCCGCAGTGGCACCACTTATTACACTTGTAAAATAATTACCTACTTTTAGTGCAAGCCATACTTTTGCAACGGCGGCTATTTCTTCGCGGTATTCGTAAAGCGTTGTTGCAGCGCCTTTAATTGCTTCGCCCGTACTTACAATGGTGTCACTTATTTTTTGCGCCCACTCTTGCAAGCGGCCATCTGCGGCCATAGCTGCAAACTCAGCATTGAGCGCTGTTATATTGGCCTTTAACCAGTCCATTGCGCCACTTTGCGCTATGAGGTTATAAAACTGCTCCATATTGTCTTTAGCGTTTGATACCTGCCCGCTAAAAAGCGCCATTTGCGCTGCGGCTGAGCCAGCACTCGCGCGGCCCATTTCATCTATTAAACCTTTTATTACATCACGGCCTAACTGGCCTGCACTTGATAGCTTTTGCAGCTCAACGGTATTTTTACCCGTGCTTTTTTCTAATAGTTCCCAAACAGGTATGCCCCGTTCAATAAGCTGTAGTATTTCCTCACCTTGTAACTTTTGTTTTGCCCAGGCTTGGCCTAATGCCAGACTTACGCCTTCTACTTCTTGGAAACCACCACCTAACTTTAATGCTTGGTCGGTAATGGCCTGCATGGTGCCATCCATTGGATCAAGGCCAAAGGCTTTCAATTTTACAAATGCCTGGCTTACTTCACCCATTTGCAAAGGGGTGTTTTTGGTAAAGTCTTTTACCCACTCTGTGGCTTTTTCACCACCAGCTATGCCGCCCATAAGCGCCTGCATTTGCACGCCTAGCTTTTCAAACTTATCGCCAGTGGTAAACACTTGTGTTACTGCTTGAGCCACACGGTCAAGGCCAACATAAGCGGCAGCCAATGCGGTTACTTTACCTATAACGCCGTCTAAACTTTGCGCTTGGGTGCGCTGCGCTGTCGTTCCTGTGCGTAAGTTATTGCTAAATTTATCAACAGAGCGGCCTGTTTTATCAAACTGGGCAGCTAAATCGCGCTTGGCTGCGCGTAGGTTATTGGTGTCTACGTCTGACTTTTTAAGGGCATTTTGTAGTGCCGTGTGCTTACTTGTTTGCTGTGTAAGCTCGGTGCGCATTTGGGTTAAATCTTTTTCTGCGGCATCGAGTGAGCGTGCAAGCTGCACAAAAGGCTTATCGGTGTTTTTAGCTTCGGTTTGAAGTTTATCAAGGGCGAGCGCCGCAGCGGTTGTAGCAATTTCTTGTTGTTCTAATTTTTGTTTTGATTGTTCAAACGCACGAATAAGATCAGCTTGATTAGCTAACCCGTCTAATTCTTTAGCAAGTTTGCCTGCTGTTTGACCTGTTTGTTTTGCACTGTTGTCGGTTTTGTCTAACGATTCACTAAGGCTTTTGGCTGCTGGATTAGCTGCATCGGCACTTTGCTCAATATTTTCAAGCTCTGTTACTAGCTGCTCAATATTTTGCTTGCCTGTGGCTTCGGCAACAATGCGTAGGGCTAATTCTAGGGTTTTATTTGCCATGGCTTCAACTCAGTTTAAACACGGTTTAAAGGGGGGGGAATAAAGGGGCGAACGCCCCTTTATAAATACGCTTTATGGGGTTTATTCAGCGTCTAGCTCGTCAATGTAATACGGCTCTTTTTTGCCTGTTACCAGTTTGGCTGTTCCTTCAAGCGCAGCGGTTACAAACTCACTGCTAGCTAAATCAAGCTCAGAGGTTGGCATCATTGACGTGTCGTAAATTTCAAAGTTAACTTGCTTACCATTGGCTAAGTTTGTGCCTTCGCCAAAAATACGTAAGCGCGTTTGCGATACCGTTGCACCATTAATACGCTTACCATTACGCGCGTTGTAAGAGCCGCTTACGGTAATACTGCCACCTGCATCCAATGCACCGCCTTTAATGGCGCGTATCATGCCCAGCGCAAAGTTAAACTCGTAATCAACACCGACAGCCAAGGTTACAGTGGCTTGTTTTACTACTACATCGTTTGTAAAGTTTTGCCCTGGTACTGCAACCCATGATTGATTAGCAGGCATTATTATAGCTTCATCGGTTAATGCACCGGCTGCATCGTTAATCGCAGCTACATCACCCATAAGCGCTAGTGCAATCATTTCTGCTGGCTGGTCGTCAAACTCCCACGTAATAACCGTTGGCTTACCTATTTTCACATCATCAAGTGCTTGGCCTTTGCTGCCTTTTTTATTTGATGTACGTACAACCGAATCGGCTTCGGCTTTAATGCCTAGCTTAGTGGTGTTAATTGGGCCAAAGATTTGGCCGGTGCTTACGCCTTGCTCGTTTAAGCGGTCTACAAAAATGTTGCCCGCTAGTAAAATACCGTCGCTCATATTAAAGCGCTCCTTTAAGTCTCATTTGACAAGTAAAAGCCAGCGGGTAATACGCATGGCCTTTGGTGAATTGGGGTTTAGCTGGGGTGTTTACTCTAAGCCATGGCCCCGTGCCGTTAAGCACTTTGCCCGCCATAGCACGAATAATGTTAGTTAGGTGCTCACCTGCGCTTGTGTCTTGCTTACGCACTACCAGTACAACAATCCATGTTTGAGTTAACTGCATTAAATAACCGGCGTTTTTACTCTCCGGTAAGTTATCGCCGTAGTACATAAGGTGAATGCTGGGGGTTGTTTGTCGGTCTTCTTTTACGTCGGCTAGTTCGTCGCTTAAGTAAACACGCTTAATGCCTGGTACTTGTTCAAGTGCCTGTTTAAGTGGGTTTTGAGCGGCAAAATAGTCGGTGGTAATTTCAAACATTAAATAAACCCCTTTGACTTTTCACGTGCAAACACAGTGCCTGCGCTTTGTATGGTGGCGGTGTCTTGCACTTTTGCATCCTCGCCTAGTGCATTAACCCCAATGCTTAGTTCTCCTTTAGCCACTGAGGTTAAAAATTTTACTGCATCCTTGTAACGGGTTTCTATGTGCTCTGGGGTGTCGTTTGTGCCTAACTTATAACGGGCAATATCACAGCAAAATTGCTCAAGTAGGTTAGGCACCGTTACAAGCGGCAATTCATAACGCCCAGCTAAATAGCCGTTAATCATGTCGCTTGCATCGGTAATGGCCTGCTCAATAACTGCGGTATTAATTACATCAGCGGGGGCGTCGTCGCGCTCACTTAAATAAATAAGCTCTTGCTCACCAAAGCGCTTTTGCATTGCGGCTATTGTTGCGTAGGCCATTTACTCGCCCTCGCCTGCTTTGGCTGCATCTTGTAGCCATTGCCATGCTGCATCACGCTGTGCGGCAGATACTTTGATTTTAACTACCTCGCCATCGGTTTCGCCTGGTGCTTCATAAGCCACCTGCTCAACAACCGGCTTAAGCTCCATTTGTGCATCAATCATTAAGGCAATAACGGGTTGCAGCTCAATAGGTGCTTGGGTGTAGTCAACTTGAGCGTAGAGTTTAGGGGCATCTAAATTTGTACCCATGTTATCTGCGTCCAGCTGTGGGTTCTGCGCAGTACTCGCATCGAGCGGTACAGCTTGCACCGATAAGCGTGGATCATTTTCAATTGCTTCAAGCTGCTGTTGTGTAAGCTCGATAGCTGCAATAGTGTTTTTTCCGCTTGGGTGTGCAATACCACCACGGCGGTAGCCCGTAGGCTGCGTGCAATGCACAATGATAGATGCAAGCGCCGTGAGCTTAAGGTTTTTAGCCATTTCATTATTACTCCTGGTTTAAAAGTATGGGGCTATAAAGCCCCTTACTTAATAGGGTTTTTATAGGGGTAGCTATTAAAGGTAATCAGCTACTAGTAGCTCTACACGGCCTTTAAGTTCGTTTGAGCTGTTTGAATCAAGCTCACGCTCTAGCATGCGGGTTGCTAGCTTTTCCATGCTGGCAGGTACAACTAACATGGTTGGCTTAATACCTAACTTACGGCCACCGTCGGCAGTAAAGCTGCGCATTTTTTCGATGCTGTCCCACAAGTTATCTGGTGTTAATGCACGTTTATTGGCAAAGGCAAGTTGCCAAAAACCAAAGCCTGCGGCATCACGGCAATCAACGCCATAACGGTATTCTTTGCGAGTGAATACGGCTTCATCGTCGGTTTTTGTCATCGCAAGTAAGTTAGGCTTTTTACGCTCTTGAAAAATAAGCGGCTTAAGTGCTTTTGAGGTGTCGAGCACATACCAGGCATCCCCAGTGTATTCAGCATCAACCGCCATATTAGCTGTAGATACCGCAGTACCTGTGCCGTCGGCTTTAGGATAAACTGGGTGTTCTTCGTCAAAATAGTTTTGTCCGTCGTAGCACAGCGTTGTAAAACCTGCCGCTAGTAATGGAAAAATCATTTCGTCTGGGTGAATGGCCGCCGCGTTACCCATTTCTTTAAAAATAGGTGAGTACACGCCTAGGTTGTCGTCTTCAATATCGTTGCGGTCTACGCCTACCGTTGACTCGTAATCGTCGTTGGTAATGGTGTACGCCTGCGATTTCATACTTTGAATATTACGATCGCCAATCCATTTAGCCAGGCTTGGGAACTTACCCAACCAGCCGTAGGTATTACTGGCCGATGTAGATTTAATTACACTGGCAATTTTATTAAATTGCGGCATTGCTTCTGATTTACCTTGTTCAAACTCGGTTTTAAAACCAGTAAACAACGCGGTTAAAAGTGCGGGGGTCACTAAAGCCATTAGTTTTGCTCCTGTTTAGCTTTTGCATAAGCAGCATGACTAAGACCTAACTGATCTGCTGCATACTTGTCTTCTGCGGTGAGTGCTGCTAAGCCGTCTTTGTTTTGCTCTGGCTTAGGTGTATTGGTGGTTTGTTGAGCCGTTAAGCTTGCAATGGGTGAACGGGCATCTAACACCGCTTTTAACGCAGCAACGCCTTGCTGATTACCTAAACTAGTTAGGTACTCTTCTTCGCTGGTAATCACGCGACCATCTTGTTTAGCTTTGTTAATTTCCTGCTCAACCGTTTGGTTGTCACTGGTACTTTTAAGGGCAACCATTTCAGTGTGCAATGCGTTGTAGGTTTCAACCGGCACATACTTAGCTAAATTAACCTCTGTAGGGCTATTTGCTTTAAGTGCGGCAACGGCATCGTTTGCGTTACTTAGCTCGGTTGTGAGCGTGTCGGCTTCGTCGGCTTTGGCCTTTAAAGCAGTGAGCGCTGTTGTTGCTTGGGTGTAATCTGCATCGGTGACGTTATCACCATCCACAGTGACACCTAGCAAGCTCAGCAATTTTTGAGCTGCATTCATGGTGTTTTCTCCATTGTTAACATGGGTTTTAGAAGCTTTTAAAACCGCTACTTTGTCCATACCGTCTACCGCTGGGTCGTTGGTAAGGGCAAAGTGGCGTAATTTGGTTGGGCGGCCTGTTTGTTTGTCGTAATGAAAAACAGGACTTATAAAGCGGTATTCGTCGTTTTTTAGGTGCGCGCGTGCGCTAGGTGTCCAGCGTACATTAAGGGCATAAAGCCCCTCGCCTGGCACATACTCTAAATCGCTTGGGTTAAACCAGCCACTTGCTGGGGCTGGCTTGCCGTTTTCTTCGGCGTGTAGGGTTTGGTGCTCGTAGTCAAAGTGGTAGTCGTTGGTGCGGGTGCTGGCGGTGCTTTTTAGTAGCTCAAATGCAGCTTGGTCTAGTAACCAGGCATTAGCAGGTACATCGAATGGGCGGCCATCGTGGGAGTTAAAATGACCGTCTGGCATCACCATTACGCGCTCGCTTATACCTTGCTCGTTAATTTCGCTTGCAAAGCGGCACGCAGCAAAACCTAGATCTGCTGGTTTATTTGCTGATAAAACAGCAAGCGCCGATGTAAGTGAGGCGGTTTCAAGTACGCTTTTTTTAGTAAATGGTTTTTTCATGGCTGAGCACAGTTTGAATAATCTGTGCTCAGTATGGGATTAGATGTGTGTATGTTGGCCGTGCGGTGTTTCGGGAATTTATAAGGGGGTATTTACAGGCTAAAAAGGGGAAATTGATTTATCACAGTAAAACACGGTCCAATATTAGCAATACAACCCTGTTTAAACACTGTTTAAAATCGCCTGTAAGCGATTCTTATGAATTAAACGTCACATTGTCAGGGTTTGACAAGTTAAGGCGCTTAGATTTCATTCTACGCGCTTGTGATTTATTTTTAAATCAAAAACTCGCTTAAAATTTCAATTACTTCAGCTTCATCTTCTTCTGACAAACCTAAAAACGGTCTTGCTGGTATTGCGGCTAGGCGGGGGATCATATCGCTGGTGCCACCAAATTGATGAATAGCGCCGTACTCCATGTTTGTACCAAACTCTAATGATTCATCCCCTACGTTATAAGCGAGCGTGTCGCGCAGTATGTCGTTTAGCCTGAGTATTTTATCTTTGTTCTTTTTTTTGCTTTTCGCGTAGTCGGGGCTAAGTGCTTGCCATGGTGTACCGTCGGGGCTGCGCTGCTCGTCAAAGTGATCGCGGTGGGTGAGCATTAAATGCTCCCCTACGTTACCCAGTGCGGGCGCTAGGTTATTGGCATTTTTAATAAGCTGGGTAAGCACGTCGCTTACGGCTTGGGCGCCTTGGGTGCTTATTTGTATTTTAGCGCCAGCCATTACACTAGCCCTTCGTTAAAGGCTTGGGCGTGTGTTTGCTGGTCTAGCCCTGCGATAAGTGCCGGTAGTAGGTCGGCTATTTGGTCGGCCTCTTGGCCTTTGGCGCGTTTTTCAAGCTGTGCAAACTCGCGACACGTTTGTAGAGTGTATGGTGTTTGTTTTAGCAGCTGCTGCGCTTGGGTTAATAATGTCATCGTCTTTTTTCCTGTGATTTGGCGGCATCTTTTACTAGTTGATCTATCCAGCTTACAAGCTCTGGCTGCCATTTTTTAAGCTCTTTGCGAGCCAACGCCCAGGCTGTAAATGCCTCGGCAAACTCTTCGTATTTGTTGGCGGCACCGTAATACGTTACGGGTAAGGCATTTTTTAAAAAGGCCGGTGCGCCTGCGTAGTAATGCACTTGGTGGCCTAGTTCGTGTAGCCATGTGGCAACCACTGCGTGGGCTTCGTTTTTATCTAGTGCATTAAGTGTATCTGATATTGTGTGATCGCGTTTTAAGATTTGTCCATTGTGTTTAAAGCTGTACTTACCTGCGTTATTAGCGGCGAGCCTTACGGTAAGTGCTGCGGTGTCTTGCACAGCTTGCATGTCTACTTTGGCTAGGTTTTGGCTGGCTTTTACTTTTACCACTACGTGCTCAAACCCCACAGAGGTAAACCCGCCTACGCGCTTAGGGTTGCGTGTTGCATATTGCATGCGGGCGTAAAAGTCGTCTACGCCCAAGTACTCGCCTACGTCACTACGAATGGCTGCGTTTGCTTTAGAACCTGCGCTCATTTCGTTACTTTTTACAAACAGGGTTTTAGTTTGCTTGGCACTTAAAAAGCTGTTTAAACCGTTAAGTACTTCGCTATCGAGCTGGGCTAGTAATGGGTCGAGCTTTAGTGCAGTAACGTTTTTAGCGGTGCTGTACGCCGATGGCACAATGCGGGTTGCTTGGTAATCTGCTACGCGCTTTGTAAGCGGTGGTTTGTCGGCCACTTGCTTTTTAGCCTGGCTTGTTAGCTGGGCGGTATTTTTTGGGGTGTAGTCAAAGCCCGGATCAATACCACGGGGTAGCTCAAACTCTTCGCCCGTTTTTTTGTTGGTCCAGGTGTAGTTACCCTCATCTGGCGCAGTGCCTACACTTAGGCCACGGCGTTTAAGTTCACGTTCGCTTAAGCTAAACTTTTTACATTTGCAGCCCCAGCCATTTTGTGGGCTGTGCGTGTCCCACCATGGATGATCAACCGGTAAAACCAAGTTATTCCATTTTAAGTGCAGTACGCGCGGGGTTTCGCTATCGCCGTGTTTGTATAGTGCATAAGGGCGTGTGGCTTTAAGCGCGTGTATTTGCCCCTCGCGCCCTGCGTTGTAAGCTTGGCGTATATTGGTTTCGTATATTAACTGGCTACGCCATGCAGGCTCGCCGTTATGCTCCCAGCCGTAACGGGCTTTGATATTATCAAACTCTTTTTGAAACCAGCCCAGGCTTTTACCCTCGCTTATGGCTTTATCGACTGATGTATAAAAGTCGTTAAGCATGTCGGCTTTGGTTACACCTGCCACCATAAACGCGCGGTTATGGGCGTTTTGCCATACATCATCCCAACTGCTGCTAGGTGTGTTTAGCTTTTGCCTAAAAAACTTTATTCCGTCGTCAAACGGCAGTGAGCCGTATCTAACAGCCATTTAACGCCCCTCATCCACTTCTAGTGCGCCTAGTAATTCGCTGGCTGCCATGGCCTTTGCCATTAGCTCGCTAAAGCCCTCTGTGCTTATTTGTGGCTCTAGGGCCAATATGCCGTCGCGTATTTCTTCTAGGCTGCTGGCGTTTTTAACCAGCTCGGTTACGGCATTGCTCATGCTGTTTAAGTGGGTTTGTGCTTGTGCGGCCAGCTGCTCGGCTACTAGGTCGGCGTTGTCTTTTTGTGGCTCGGTTTTTAGTGCTGCAAACCCTTTTAGTGCGGCGCTTGGCTCTGTTGGTGCGGTAAGTGGTGCAATGCTTAAAATGGCTTCGCCCTTTTCTGGTAGTGGTATTTGGGTTTTTTCGCTTACCCAACTTACCGGTACTGGGTAGTTAGCCTCGGTAAGTATTTTAAGCGCGGGGGCAAGTACGGCTATGTCGTCGGCTTCGCTGGTGTCGAATTTAAAGCGGGGTATACGGCGTGCGCCTGAGTAGCTTTTAGAGTTAAGCGCATGCATTGGGTAAATAATATCGCGCGTTATGGTGTTGGCTACTTGTTTTAAATCGCTTTCTGTTATGTCGTTTAGCACGTCCATATGAATGCTGCCTAGGGCGTTTGTGCTGGTTTTGCCATCGGCTTGGCTTGTGAGCGTTGCCCCTAATACGGCTTTGCTTTGTGTGGTTTCACACCACTTGATCATGGCTTCAAATGGGTCGGCTTGGCCGTTGGCTGCATTTTGAAAGTCGATTTCCATACCCTTGGGGATTATACCGCCTGCGTTATGGCCGATGCTAAGCACGGCACGTAACAAGGTGGCTTTTTCGTCTTCGCTAGCGCCATTAGGGTATTTACCTAAGCGTAGCGGTAGGCCGTAAATTTCTAAAAATTCGGCTAAGTCGCGTATTGAATAGTTTTTAAATAAGTACGGCCATGCCACGGTTGACGTTAAACCGGTGCGGTGTATATAACCAGACTTACTGCGATGAACATGCGCGCACCAACCAAACGGATTTAGCGCTTGGCCTGTGTAGCTGTTATCGCGCAGCATAAGCTGATTGCGGTTCTCGGGGTGGGTTTGAAATAGGTTTTGATCACGAAATTCGTAACCGGTAATAATATGCTCGCCGTTATCAAACGCCCAGTTAAGCTCGTTACATGAAAACGATTTTAGTATTGCGTCGCTGCAATCAAATAGCAGGTCGTCTAACCAGGTGGCATCTTCTAATATTTCTTGAATCGCTGCGGCGTCTTTTTCTTCTTGCTCTGTGGCGTTGCGCGGTGGTTCTACTGACCAATCGTACTTAAGCCAGCCTCTGCGGCGTTTTGTTAGTTCGCTAAATAGGTGGCCGTCTTTGTCTTCCATGTCTTTTGCGAGGTCGGCCATGGCCGCTAAGTCTCCGGCTTCGGCGTCTTTTAATAGCTGCGACAATTTAGCAGGGGTAAGCGCTTCGCTCGGATGCTCGGCGTACTGGCGCATTAACATGCCAATGCGGCTGTCTTGCTCGGTTTGTACTTGCTTAAAGTCGGTTGAATTTAGCGGATTTCCGTGAATGTCTACTATTTGGTTCATGGGTTTACTCTAACTTTAATGATGGGCTTAACGCTTAGCACGTATACATCTAGCGTTTTAGTGTGTTGGTGGGCCTTGGCTAAACTGGCGGCTGTTATATCTAGTTGTTGTACTTGTGCGGTGAATATCTCTTGATAGAACACTCTAAAGCGCGGCATTACCAAGCAGCCTTACGATCACTTGCAAAGTCGTCGCTGTGGTCGGGGCGCAAGCTATTAGCGGCTTGCTGAGCTTTACTAGGCAGTGGTGTGTATTCTATGGCGCTGCCGTCCATTTCGGCTGCACGTATAAGCATGGCGATTGATACGGCGCTATCTCCGTGGCGTTTGTTGCCATCGGTGCCGGTGTTTTTACCTTTATCGACCTGCGCAATACCGTTTTTAAGTTTAATTTGGCCTAGGTCGTCTAGTACGTCCTGATCTTTTGGTAACGTTATGTTATCGGTTTCAAAGTAGTCTTTTAGTTTTGGCATCCATTCTCGATACCAGGCTTGTGATAAATGCACGCTATCTACTAGCTCGGTGCCGTATTTAAGGCTTGCAGCTTCGGCTAAGTAGCCGCCGTTACCTGTGGCGTCAAACGCTAGGCCGCGTAGTTTTGGTATGCGGTCACAAATATAGAGCATGATTTGCTTTTGCTGCTCGTAGGTGACGTTGCGCAGCTCGACCATAAAGGGCACGGTTAGGCTGGTGTCTTGGTTTATTTCACCAATACTGAATACGCTTAAATCGCCTTTGCGGGCAAAATCTTCACCAAAGGCATGGGTTAGATCAGGATTTAACCCACTGAGTAAATCATCAATATTTTGTTCAAGCCAAGTGGCTACGTCTTTTACGCGCTGCTCTTCTGTCCAGCTTTCAAAGTCGGTGGGGGCTTCGTAGCGCAGTACTTTGCAATCGTCACTTAAGGCGCGTTCACGCAGGCGGCGGCTTAGGTATTGCCCTGCGCCTTGGCTTGGCACACAGTATAGCTCTTCGTTTGCGGCATCTGCTGTGGGGTAAAAATCAACTTGATTAGCTAGCCATGCGTCTTCTTTTTCTTGCGTCCAGGTTTGCCCACTGACCAAACAAATACGTTTATATAGGCCATGTTTTAGCGCTTTATCAATAGGGATATGATGCACGGAATACTTTTTAGTGCCGCGCCTAGCTTGGGTTATTAGGGTATTAAATAGGTTATCTACCCCGTTATGGGTCGAAATAATACGTACTCGCCCGCCCCACATGGTAAGGGCCATGGCAGCTTTTAGTACTTCGTCTAGCTTGTCGTGGAATGCGGCTTCATCTATTACTACGTTGCCTTGGCGGCCACGCAAGTTACGTGGGTTAGAGCTTAGGGCAACAATTTTTTTACCTGTGTTTGGAAACTTAATTTCAAAGGTATTGATTGATCGCTTTGTGCCGTCTGGGTCTTTTTCTTCAAATATGCCCTCTTCCACTTCGCCCATGACCATGTTGAGCTTTTGCGCCCAAAATGCACAGGCGTCTATAAACTCCTTAGCCATTTCTTTATCTGAGCCAAGGTAATAGGTATTTTGACCGTTGGCGGCTGCCGCTGCGCTTAGTACGTCGTCTAGTGCTTCGGCAAAGGTTAACCCAGTACGGCGCGACTTTTCGGCAATTTTTACTATTGCTTTATCTTCCATCCATGCTTTTTGATAGCCAAAAAGTATGTCGGTGCCCATGGCAACCGCTAACGAACCTGATACTTTACTAAGCGGTAGCTCGTTGGTTTGGGTAACGCTTTGCGCTGTGCTAGTCATGCTTTAGCCCTAATATGTCGCGTTTGAAAAATGCCAGCATGTCGTCTGCGGTTTGCGGTAAGTTTTCGTTTTTAACCTTTTGGTCTAGGTCTTTGGCGAGCTTTTGCGCGTAGGCTTTTTCGATTTCTTGTTGGCGTTTATGTGCGGCCATGGCGGTTTGCTCTAGGCGCTGGGCTGCTAGCATGGCGTCTTTTATGGTGTCGATGTCTACCGCTGCGTCTTCGTCGGGGTTCATCATTTGTTGCTGCATAGCGCGAAACAACTGAGAACGGCCCATTTCTAAAATAAGTTTGGTGGTATCGCCTGTCGGCTTTTCGCCCAGCTCTGCGGTAAGTGCTTTAGTTGACTCGCGCAGGTCGCGTAGCTTTTGGCCTATGGCTTCGGTTTTTTGCGCATGGCGGCTTAGGCCACTGCGGCTAATGGTTGCGCCCTCGTCTAAGCCTGACTCAATAATAAGGGTATTTACGGCGTCGAGTATTTCGCCCTGGCTAAAGCGTTTATCGCGTAGCATTGAGTCGAGCTGCTTTTTAATGTCTTCGGGCAGTAAATCAACTTTGCTGGGCTGGCCTCTGCGGATTGACTCGCTCATAGTTAACCTCGTGGCCCAGGGCGTTTAATGCCAGGTACTACGCTTATGCCCTCAGCTACGTCTATGCCTGATTGCGTAATACGGGCAACCCATGTGTTTTCTGTGAGTTTATCTAGTGTTATATAACCGTTTTGCTCTAACCAATTAAGTAAGGTTTTAAGCTGATCACGACTGCAACCTAGTGAGTAGCGCTTTAATACATCGGCTAGCATACTGCTGTTAGCGCCGTAGTTAGACGACTCTTTTAGGGCAACTAAAATGCTAATTCGTTGGTGTTCGGTTTTAACTTCTAATAATGCCATGGTGGTTTTATTCCTATGGGTGGGGCTTAAGGGCTGGCACGGTTTCCTCTACTGGTTCGCCGCATTTCATGCAGCGGAACAATGTGTAATCGGTTATGCCTTTATTAAAATCGTTGGTGGTAACAACCTGAGCATGTAAGTTTTTATAGCAAGCCTCGGTTTTATCTGTGCCTGTAAGTACGGTGATTTTTGCGCCGCATTGGCACTTGTCGTTAACTATCGCCACTGCGCGTGCCTCTGAGTTCGTTTTCCATTAGTAAGTCGGTTAAGCGTTTTATGTCGGTGAGCTGCGGGTTTAGTACGTCAATTTTGCCACTCACTTCAATCAGGCGCTTATCTAGGTCATGTAGATCATCGGCGTTCGGCAGGTCTTTTACTGTTTTTTCTACCGCACTTAAACGGCTTTCTAACACCTCATGAACCTTTTTGGTCACAAAAGTGCTGCGTAACCATGCCAATGCGCCTGCGCCAACTATGGCTACACAAACGGTTATAAATGCCTTTTGCCACTCCAAAATAAATTCCATGTTAGTGCCTGTAATGCTGTTGTTGTATTTCAATAAGTGATTGGCAATCAACACAGGTGCTACAGTTTTTAACTGCGTCACGGCGTTGCTTTGGTATGTCTATGCCGCACTCTTGGCAGTGCATAAACGTCGCCCCTGGTTTATTTGTTTGTTCGCGTTGAATAGATAGCGCGGCATCTAACAGGTGTTGGTCTATTTTTTGTGCGTCGTCAATTTTGCTCAATGTGGCTTCCTTACTTTTTCAATTACGTTTTTAATACTTTGCTTAACGCTTGGCGCGGCCTTTTCAACGGTGCGGCCAATAACGTAGCCACCTATGCCTAATTGCAGTAAGTCCCATGCCTGCTCTGATAAGCGAAAAGCTAACCAGCCGAATGAGTCAAAGCACACCAACACTAAAAACGTCAGCATGGTGATTGGCCGCCAATTACGCTGTAGGGCGCTTTCGCCATTGGCCTCTGCGGTAATTATTTGCGATTGCGCCTCTAGTACTTTGCCTTGTAGCTCGACAATTTTGCCCTCAAGCTCTAACACTTGGCTTTGTGCTGCGTTTTCAATGCGCTTAAGTTCATTAGTAACGGTTTGGCGTTCTTCGTCGCTGGTAAAGAGATCATCAATTAAATTGGTGATTGGCTCGACCACGTTAAACCAGTTTTTAATTGCCATTTTTATCCTCCTTACAAAGTCGGTGTTGGCGCTTGTGCTCTTTTTTAATTGCGTCCTGCAGGGCGTGCCATACCTGCTTAGCTTTTGGGTTGGCGTTTAACATTTTGTTGGTAAATGACTCGGGGTGCTGTGAGTCGTACTTTTTACCCGTGGCCTCTTCGTAGCTTGGCTTAACTACGTGCTGCTCTATTTCGCTAAACACTAAGGTAAGCGCTAGCTCTTTAATAACGGTTTTTTGTGCTGTGGTAAGCGGCTTTACTTTAACGGCCATTAGACTCTCCAAAGCGTTTTTTAAGGGCTTCACGGGCTTTTTTGTAGCTTTGCTGGCCGTCTACTCGCAGTTGTATGTCGATGGCTCTAACCGATTGCCAGCCTTTGTTAAAGTGGCTTTGCATGGTGCCGCAGTGGCTGTGCATTGGTATTTTGCGTGGGTCGAATGGCATGTTGTGCATGCGCGCATCAACCTCTTGTTTCATACGGTCATCGCGGCCTTTGCGATATGACCACTCCCAATTACTGCCCATTTAATGCACCTCGAACAGCTGTTTAACAGCGTATTCAGAGGCATGAGCCAAGCGGTTATACCAGCCCTCTAGGTTTGGTTTCTGGCTTGAGTCGTTTGCACAAATGCGGGCGTACTTTCTGCCACGGTTTACGCTGAGCAATACGGTTAGGCTAAGGGCTGGGCGCTGTAGGATAGCGGCTAGGGTTTTTGGTCCCATGCGACCATCGGGCTTTGAGTTGACTAATCGCTGGGTTAATTGGGTCATGGCGGGTGCGCCGTGCTGCACTGCGCCATCTAGCAGCATAAAGTCAACACCTGCGGGGCTTTGCTCGCAGTGCATGGCACGCCAATAATCACGATGATACAGGCTTATTGCTTTAGCAGGCGTTAGGTTTTTAATATCAAGCTTCGGGTAAGCGCGTTGGCTTATGCCGTATTTGGTAAGGCCGCCACGGTCTGATGCTACGTTATTTAACCCGCCATCGCTGCGCAAGCCACCCTCTAAATAGAGGATTGGTAATATGCACTGGGCAAATTTAAGCGAGTACGGGGCAAGCGCGTTTTGCACTTCGGGTACTTGTTTAAAGTAATTTAAGTTTAGTGGGTTGAATACGAACATACCGAAAAGCCTTGTTGTTTTTCGGTATTGTGGGGGGTTGTGCTTAGGTGTTGGCCGTGCGGGGTTTCGGGAAAGTTTATCTAAAAAGTAGACAGTTGCTACAAAGTTTTTTATGGTACTGCAACTTTACAATTTTCGCTAGTTACCATTTAAAAGGACTTAATTTATGAAATACCCAGCCCTTGCCTTACTTGCTTTGTGCGCCTTACCAATCCACGCAAAAATTTACCAATGTATTGTTGACGATGTGCCCACATTTAGCCAAACGCCGTGCGCACCGGATGCTAAAGAGCTGCATTTAAAAATAACAAAAGCCCCAGATACACAAGGTGTAAGCAATGATATTTTGCAACAATGCACTGAGCTTGCAAAAAATAGCGGCGGCTGGCGCGATCCTAATTCGTTTATGGTTGTATCGCATGAAAAGCAGTGGCGCAATGATGCTAGCGGCGCTAGATTGGTTTTAGCTATGCAAGTAAATGCTAAAAATGGTTATGGTGGGTATGGTGATTCTAAGCCGTTTAATTGCTTTTTAAATCACAGTGGTACGGGTTTAAGTACTGTTCAAAGATGGGTTAATTGAGCAATAAAAAGCCGCATAACGCGGCTTTTTATGCATTTTTATATATTAAGATTTCATCAGTTGAGCACCATCTGTAATGATATAAGTGACTCACTTCATCTATTAGAGCTATCAACTGAAATTTAAGACTCATTAATCACCTTGACTCTCTAGTTAAAGCCATACTTTTTGGTGGATTATAGGTAAGCTTTTTAACTTTAGATGGTGCCTCAAGTGTAGAAGATTGTTCCATAATTTTAAAGATTTTTCCTAAACTACCATTTATGACGACCCCACCAATAAATATAGCACCAACCAATGCACCTAATGCCCATGCAATCTTAGTATTTATCTTTTTGATTTCGGTATTACTATCTTTTATCTCTTTCTTTAAACTTTCATCGCATCCTTTCAAGTCAGCTTTAAACTCTACACCTAAACCTTTAACATCCTGCTTGGTTTCTTGTATCAATGCTTTGACCTGCTCGTTGAGCACGCCTGATAGCTTCTCTTGACCCAAAAGAAGCTTTTCTGAATTAGAGTTTAATAAACTCTCAATTTTATCAATAGACTGGGCAATATGCGTATGATTTAATTCGAGCTTTGCTATTTTTATAGCTAAATCATTTTGATTAGTTAACACCCACTCAAGGTGTTTCTTTTCTGTAGCTCCACCACCATTTTGGGGGGGCTGAGATGGGAAGTTGTTATGTTGATTATTTTGTTCCATCACTTGACCTTAGGTTGAAGCCAATCCCAAACAGTATTTGGTTGTACGCCCCAAAAAGACTCAACTGTTGTAATAATAAACGTAAGCTTTGTATTTCCTTCACCAACCAGCTTATCCGATATTCCTTTAACACTACTACCCGATGGCTCATTTAAAAACCAACCATACTCTGAGAAAGAGCAGTGCAAATCTCCTGGATATTTTGATTCAATAAGTTGCTCTAAAGAATCCCTACTTGCAAAGTTGCTGACTATAGAATAAACAGCCATAAATACCTCTTATTAATTAAGCACAAAAAAACTTACCACAGCCGGTAAGTACTAAATTCTTCATCATGCTGCTCAAATGAACTTTTAATTCATTATCGTAATCCATTAGGATAATAGTAAGGGTTAATCGCTAATATATCAATCGTGGTATACATAAATCAGCGGTGAATATAATATTTAAACAGAGTTCAAAGCTATACATATTTTAAGTAAACTACTTGCCCCCTGAGCATTAACACTAAATCATTATTATTAAATCATACTCAGCTTTGATTAACTCGAATTTATAAGCCTAACTACAGCTTTTATGTTTTATATTAATTACATGGAATTAAATTATCGAAAAGGTATAAAAAAGCCGCTTTACGCGGCTTATTATTGGTTAACTAAGATTACTGAGGTTCTGTTTCATCCGATTAGCATTATCGGCGAGTACCGTTGCGATATCGCTCAAACCTATTGGTACATTATTGCTGTTGGGGAGACTTGCAAGCTCTGCAAATAAAGATAAGGTGACTTGAATGTTGTGTAACTCATTTAATGCATGCTCTTTTAATTTGTTATCCATTACCAATTCCATAATAAACATTTACGTAATTATTGAGTAATTCAGCAGTTACGGAAGTACTTCAACGATTTCAGCCCCTAACTTAACTTAAAACGTAAATCGCGCAACTGATCAGGATTAACTACTGTTTATTGACGTAACTCCCTAATTTTATTCTGTAATTCAGTAATTCCCTTTAGTAATTCATTTGGTTTATGTATTAACATAAACTCTAAATCTCCTGCTTTTACTCCTTCAAGGGCTGCGGGGGTTTTAGCTATAAGCGGTGCGCCTACCTCGTCTATGAATTTGTTTTCGTCTTGCATAACATGCAGCTGTATTTGTATGTCGGTGTGCTGTTCTTGCAGTGTACCCAATAGCACGTAGTTGTTTGGGTGTTTACCCTCTAGCATATCAACTATTAGCGTATCTACGCACTCTACGGCTTCGGCGGCTACGTTTACTGCTTCGCTCAGAGGCGCTTTACTCATGGTGTTGCTCATTAAAATAGTCTCCGTTGGCGGCGTTCGGTTTCTACAATGCGTTGGTGCTGGATTATTTCAGCTATACGGCGCTCTGTTAGTTTAAATTTATTGGCAAGCTGTTCGATGTTGTTGCCTTTGTATTCTTGCCATATTTGTATATCGCGTAGTGCGGCTTTTAGACGTTGGTCGGTGGGTATGTAAACATCGCGACCGCCAAAGTAATGGCCTATTGCTAATGTTATGGCCTCGCCTACCCCTTGCGGGTTGTTTACGCTGGCTTTGGTTAGCTGCGTTTGTATAAGCAGCGCTAGCGATTGTAAATTGCTAGGCCAGCGTTTACGTACTTCGGCTGCATCCTCAGTAGACAGCTTGCTTAGGCAGTCTTGCAGCTGCTCTACGCTTTCACCAAATAGTTCTGATTGTTGTTCACTCATAAACCACCTCGGTTATATCTCATTGTTAAAAATGAAAGTTCTGATGAAAATTCATCAAGTTCGCTTTTCGCTTTAATATCGGCATCAAACACTTTATTGGCATCTTTTTGCGTTAGGTTAATTGCTGCTCTTTCTTGGTTTGCTAGCTCATCAAACTCTTTGATTCTTTTTTCTAACTCGCCAGATTGCAATATTTCACTAGCCTTACGTCTTACTTCTGAAATTTTTGAAGTCGCATTTATAAAGTCCTCTGATAACTGGGCTGCTTTTTGAGCTTTAAGCCTTAAACGCTTTTGCTCTTTTTCTAAGGCTTGCAGTACAAGCTTTTGGCCTAATTTCATTTGTCTTCCTTATTCACTTTTGCACCGTAGCGGCTCATTTGCTCTAAATAGGCTTGGTGGTTTTGTTGCTCACTCAGCTCTAAGCCCTGGCGTTTTACTTCCATACTGCGGCTACGTTCTGCTGCCGTTGGCTGCACTATTTGCTCTAGTGAGGTGGTGAGCACTTGTTTTAAGTAGTTATGGTTTGTAAGCGGCTTTATGTTTGGCTGGCCTACTCGCTTTGCCATGATTGAGTTAGCAGTTTGCTCCATAGCGTGGCCCAGTGCTGCGATATTCTCGGTTAGGGCAAGTACTTCACGGGCTAGCTTTACTGCACGTGTGGCGCTTAAGTCCTGCTTTGCTGGGCGAAATAGGGCTAAGTAGCTGACTAATGCCTGGGCTGTGCGTTTATTGATGCTAGCTACGATGCTTAATAGCTCTTTGCCTGCGTCGTCTTGCACTAGTTGATCTAGGCTTAGGTGGCTTTTACACACGGGGCAACGGGTTAATTTCATTTGTGCTGATCTCAAATATGTTGCATACGGCTGGGTATGATTTATGGGGAACGGTGCTAAGCGGTATAGGCCGTGCGTAAGTTTGGCCTGATACAAGGCAGTTAAATGCTTCGTACGCTTGCATGTTGTTTGCTTTTAAATGGTTTAGCATTTCGCGTTTATGCCATTTTTTAAGTGGCTCTAGCACTTGTATTGCTTGCGTGAGCGTTAAAAAATGAGTGTGGTAACTTACGTTTTCGCCCACTTTGGCGCGGTTCAGCATGCGGTTTACGTAACTATCTAGGGCGGTTTCTGAGCCATCGCGCACAAAGCTTTGTTTGTGCATGGTGATCCAAATTGCGCGTATCTTGTTTATTTCGCCTAATTGCTTTGGTGACGATTTAGGGCTTAAACGGCGTTTAGCCTTTGTTTTAAACCCTGCTTTTTTAAAGTGTTCTAACACTTTGTTTAGCTCTGGTAAGCTCATTTGGCTGCATGATGTTTTGCCCGCTGCGCCAAGTAGTGCGGCGCGGTAGGTGTCGTCGTCTAGCCCTAGCTGCCCTTTAGCGATGTGAATTAGCTGAATTAGCTTTGCTTTAGTCATTTTTAAACTCTTCTAGCTGCGCACGTAGGCTTAAATAGCTTTGACCTATTTCGTTGGCTTCTTGGTCTGTAAACACGCTGGTGTCTACTGCTAGCTTGTGTGAGCACTCTAAAAACTTAACGAGTGCAACAAGCTGTTTTAGTTCTAATGTGGGCTGTATTAATAGGGCCATGTGACCTCCTTTTGTTGCTTTATTTTTATCAAAATGCTTTTTGTTTTAGGTAAAGCACTTTGATAAAAGCCGCATCCGTGCGCGCTTTTTGGTTACTTAATTAGGCTTTGTGGTTGGGCCTAATGTTGTTGGGTTTACACTTACCAGTTGGCTTTGCACTACAAAGGTGATGTTTTGAAATACAAAGTTAATACTTACTGGTTCTTTACTTTGAGCGACCTGGTTTACGATGTTTTGTAGCTCGCTGTGTTCGCTTACTTGAATTGTTATGCCTTCCATGAATTGCTCCTTATAGCTTTGCTATGTCGAGTGATATAGCGTGTTCGTGCTCGCCTATGGTTTCGTAAAAACGAATAAAGCGGGTTGAGTCCATTACCAGTATTGAGTCGGCTATAATGTCCATTGCACGCTGCCATTTGCCGCTGTCGTCGCTGATTTTAAGGCGGCGTAGCCCTAGCACTTTTTGCACTGATACTTTACCTTTTTTGTCGGTGGCAAAGGTTTGTTCAATAATAAGCTTTAGGTTTTCGTTTGCGCCCTCGCTCCATTCGTTTAAGCACTCGTCTATTAGCTCTTTTGCTACTAATAGCTCGGGGCCAAGCTCTATGCTTTCTTGCACTTGGAGGGTTACTTTTTGTTTGTGATCAAAACTGCGTAGCGTGACGTTACCTTTTGTGCCGCCTAGTTCTACTGCGTACTCTTGCGCTAGTAGGGCTATGAATGCGTCAAACTCGCTCATTTGCTGCTTTTTAAACTCAGCGAGTGCTTTGCTTTGCTCTTTGGCTTTAGCTATGGCCGATTGCACAAATTCATGGCGAATTATGTCGGCTGGGCGAATCGCTTTAAGTGGCACTTGATGGCCTTTTTGGTTGATTAAAAATTCTTGTGGCATAGTGGTTTATCCTTCTATAAACATGACAATTTGGCCGTGTAATTTGGCTGGGCGAACTTGTCGCGTTCGCCCGTTTTTTGTTTCGGTTATTACGGGTAAATGTGCTGGGGCTTGGCCTGCCACTTCAATTACATGGCGGCTAAATCCTTGGTGTGTGTCTAGGATTTGTAACCCTTGTTTTTGTAACTCTTTTAGTGCGTTGCGTAGTTGCATGGTTATTTACTCCCGCATATTTTTGAGTGTGGGCAACCGTTACGACAGGCTCTATAAAGCGCTACGCGTACATGGTTGGTTGCTGCGAACTTTCTGTTTTGATGTTCTAGGCATACGTTCAGCGGTATTTCGTCCAAGATTGGGCAAGTTACTGTTGATGCCATAAATACACCCTCTACACGCTGCTGTATTACGTGTGTAGAGGCTTTGTATTTGTCGTTTACTACTTGGCTTACTGTGGCTTTACTTACGCCTAGTTTTTCGGCAACGCTGCGCATGCCTTGCTTTGCTACTTCGTCTTTTAAAACGTGTAGCCAATTAGTTGTTGAAGTCATGCGCTTCTCCCAGTGTGACGGGCGCTATTTTTACGGTTTTACGTTGCACGGCGTTAAACTCAACTAGCTCGTTTGTGTTTGGGTCGAATACGCCTGTTGCTTTTGGGATCGGGCGTTTAGGACCGGTATTTTTAAGCATGCGGTAAATGGTTGCCTCTCCTGCTCGCTCAATGACTGAGCCTTTACGCGGGGCTGATTTGACAACAAATATGTACCCTACTTTTTTTAAAATTGAGATATATGAACGCGCTGAGGCTACCGATATATCGGCGGTGCTAGCCACTTGTCCTGCGTCAAATTCATTTAGGATTCGCATTGATTGCCACATGCGCTGTCTCCCTGAGTTTTTTTGCTTTGCATCACTGTTATTGACTTGTTTAAACGGCTTGTATTCTGCGTTTATAACGGTGTAAGTGATGTGCTCGTAATCAACATGCTCGGCTATTGCTTTTGCTGCTACTAGGCGCTTTGCAAAGGCTTTTAAACTGTCGAGCGTTGTGTGCTCTATGGCATCGCGCACTTGTTGCAATGAGAATGTTTTTAAGATTCTCATTGCTTGCCATGCGTCTTTTAGTTGTGGGCGGCTCACTAATTTCTCCTTACGCTTTTTTAAGGAAAAATTCTTTATTGCCCCACTGTTGTAGGTCGATGCTCGTTAACCCATTCGCCAGTGCAAAGGCTTCTATTTTTGATAGTCCTGTGATGATGCGACGCACCTCGCCGTCGGTGTCGCTAAGCAGCTGGTTTAGTAGGTCGTCTTGTATTGTGAGCGTTGGTTCTATGACTGCATTGACGATAATTTGCAGGTCTTCGCGCTGGGTTGGCTGAAACTCTAACCATTCTGATATACGGTTATAAAATTGACGGTGACGTTGTAATTTACGGCGTACTGATTCCATGCCAATAAGTACTACTGGGCAGTTGGTTAGGTCGTGAATGTCGCGCACGATTTCGAGTGTGTTTTTGTCGTTTAGTAGGTAGTCGGCTTCATCTATAAACAGTGGGCGATTGTGGATTGCCATGTGCTCAATGATGTAGTTAAGCATGGCTTCACGAGTGTAAATATCAGGGCCACTTAGTTCTTTAACTATTTGACGTAACAACTGCGCTAATGTCATGCCTGATGTGGCACGAATGTAGATGCCGTCGCAGCGGTTAACCAACCATGCTGTTGCGGTGGTTTTACCAAGACCTGGATCGCCGTAAATAAGGCCAATACCTGGCACGCCATGAGCGCGCTGGTTTAGCGCTTCTACCATCATTTGTGTGGCTACTACATTGCTTACGATTGCTATTTTAGTTTTCATGGTTTTTCCTTTTACTGGTTATGTAATTTTGTGGTTGCAGCAGGTGCTGGGTTCATGTCGTTTAGTAGGTCGTCTAGGCGCTTTGATGTGGCGCGATTGTTTTGCTCCCACGTGTTTAGCCAAAGCGCGTCTACATCACTTAACTGATTTTCTAGGCGCTGTTTTTTATGAAACATGGCTTTACTTTGCGGGTTGTCGAATAGCGGTGTTGGGTTTACGTTTGCTACTGCTGTTTCTTCATCCAACTGCTTACGACGTTTTTCAAACTCGCTTAATTGCTCGTCGCTAAAGCCAACTGCTGGCTTGCTGTCGAGCGCTTTTATTGCTGATTGCGTTATGACGTTGGTGTGTTCAACCGACTGTTTAGGCAGTGTTGAAAGTGCTTTATTTTGGGTTGTGTAATGCCCTAACACTTCGTTTGCTATGTCTGATACGTTGACACTTTTAGCGGTCTTTTTAAGCTCTTTTAGCTTGCGCGATGTTTCGGCAGATTGGCTGCGTTTTGCATGGTGCGCGACGTCCTGGCGTGTCATGCCAGCTGACTCTATTTCGTGGTCTACCGCGATACAAATAAACTCGTTATTTATGCGGTTAAACACGTAAATACGGCCAACGTTTTTAGGGTCCCATTTACATAGCACTTCATCGCCTACGATTGCGCCTAGTTCCGGTGCTATATAGAAACCACCACTTAGTTTTATGCCCTCTTTGCCTACCATGCGTAAACCTCGATTTGATGGTATTGGCTGTAGCATTACATCAAGCAAACGCTCGTCTTTGATCACTCTGATTTGGTCGCGACTTGCTGCGAATAAATCGAATGGCGTTTTGTTACCTATGTTGCTGTGTGGCTTGTGGTGGTAACGGCTGTCAATCCAGTTATCTACGAACTCTTGCAGCTGTTGGGCTGTCATGTTGATTTCGATTGCTGATTTATCGCCGCCCTGCTTTGCTAATAAGCGCTGTGCAAAGGTTTTTCGCGCTTCGATTGCCTGGCGTTCTGAAACGTTGTGACCAATGTAACCGGTTAATAGCTCAGCTATATCGTGCGAGAACGTTTTGAAAAAGCGCTCTATGTATGGCTTTTCTTCACCTGAAAACGGGCGTGTTGTTTCGTGCTTTATGTCGAGCGCGTCAAACACACTTTTTATTTGTATTGAGGTGTAGTCTTTACCGTTATCGGTGCGGGCGATTTCTGGTATACCCCAATCAAGTATTGCTTTACGGATAACTAAACAAATACCGGTGCTGTCACTGGTTGGGTGAATAACGACTTTTGCACGGCGGCTAAATACGTCGATAATCCCGATTAGTGAGTGGCGGCCATCGGTTAGCATTACGTCTGATGGGGTTGAATCGAACTCCCACAATTGGTTAAGACGTTTTACGTTTTCGTCCATTTTACCCATGGCGCTCATATACTTGTTTTTCCAAGCGTCTGGGTTTGCCATTTTGGTATAAAGTGCGCTGTTTTCGCGCTTCCAACGTGTTAGCCAATCACGAATTGTGGTTTCTGCTGGTAGTGCTTTTCCTACCTGGTAAAAGCGAGCTATTAAACCCTCTTTGATTTGTGTGGCTTTTACGTGTGGGTATTCGTAGATCATGGCTATGCAAAAATCGGCTAGCTCTTTGTCTGAGTCGATGATTGATTTGCCGCTACGCTTTGGCTTTAAAGCTAAACCTGCTACGCCTTTTTCGGCTATGGTTTTTTGCCAGCGAATTAGTGAATTACGCGAAACAGAGGGAATAAGAGATTTACACTCTAATACCTCTTCAATTAGACCTTGGTTATAACGCTCACTAAATAGCTTTAACCCTGCAATTTTGCCTAGCCTGTTCATATTTATAAATGCATCAACTGCATTTAATATTTGCACCTTGGCATTTGCTTTTGGATCGATTTTCTCTAATCCTGCTAAGGTTTTTAGGTTTGATTGGCGTTGGTGATCAATTAAACCTTTGTCTAGGCTGTTCACTTTTTCGTTAATAGCGAGGTAAGATGCACCGCTTTTAGACGCAGGTGAATCCATCGATTTGATGATAGCCTCTTCAACTTGTATACGAACGTATACAGGTAAATCGCTAAGCGCGTATTTTCGTACTTTGCCACCACGGCTAGGTACTTCTGTAAAAGGCCAGTTCTCATTTTTAGCTTTAATTTGAATGCTGCGCTTACTAAATAGCAAGTAATCAGCAAGTTGCTTAGCTGTATAGAGTTCCATAATTTACACTCCATTCATCTTACGACGCCCGAGCTTGCGATTTGGCTTGCCATCTTTACCGTAACGTTCAGGCCATATTTCACAGGCACTTACGCCGATTACATCAGCAATAATCCTCTCTATCGCAGGGTATGGTCTATGTAATGCAGTTTGCACGGCATTTGAGGTGTAGCCGCGGCTGAAAGATAACTGTCGACATGACCAACCTTCATCCTCTAATGCAGCTTTTATATCTGCCTTTGTCCAACCTGGACGTTCTATGCTCTCCATTTTAGCCACCTTTTGTGTATATGTTTGTATCCATGAACACAAGCATATACATACATCTATATACATTCAAACTATTTTTTATACAAACGTATACAAAAAAGGTTAAGCCATTGATATAAGTTGTTATTTATTTTTGATTTAGGGGGATCGCGGTTCGCGCTTTAAAGTGCGAAAGATCGCACTTAATAACACAGGGCGTGTTAATTTTTTATTTTGTATGCATTGGCATGTGTGCTTAAATATACATACGTCAATCATACGAACACAGATTTACTGATAAATGGCTGCATTCAACGACTATTTAAAATCGTTAAGAGAACAAAAATCCCTGGACATAGGCACCGTTGCTAAACGCATAGGCGTGCATAGACATACTCAGTCAAATTATGAGGGCCATAGAGATCCACCAATAGATTACTTGGTTGACTTTGCAGAAGTAGTTGGCGTACCTTTTGCCGAAATTCTCAAGAAGCGCCTGGATAACTCAAAAGCCAGTGAAGAAGCGGCTAATAAAGCTATTAACTCTTTAAATACAGTAAGTTCAACTAATAACACAGTCTCTGATAATTCACTTAAATCAAAACTAGCAGTGAATTACTGCAAGTAAAACTTGGTGAGCTTTCACATACAGCTGTACCTATGGATTCAACTATATACATTGATACTTGCAACAAGAACGTTGCACCTGGTGCTATGTATTGCTTTCTAAACCCAATGACCGGCTGTTACTTCGCAGCTAAGCTTGTTTTAACAGATACACAGCTTAGGTTGGTGTTTGATAACGCAAAGCGTAAAGATGCTGAATTTAATATTGAAGGTGGTAGTACTGAATCACGCTATATTTTGAAGACTTTAGGGCTTTTAGGCAGGGTTATTAAGGCTGAACTTATTTTTTAG